GGACAGAAAGAGTCCCACAAAAGCTAAAGGTCGCTGCTGGAAACAAAACACTAAGTCAAATAGCAAACGAACTAAACACCCAAGTCTCTGGTTGCCTGTTTTCCGTAGAAGGTGACGAGCAGATAATATTTAAAACTCTTACAAAAAATACAGATGGTGCTGTTCAAATAGTAACTTTTGATAATAGCGGAAAGATACTTGGATTTACCCAAGGAGATTCTTCCGAAAGCTCCGAATCCCTTTTGGCTTTCTATGAAAGCGGTTACGAAGATGTAACATTCCCTTCTTTCGTCCACTCAGATTTTTCTACAGAGGGTTATGCCGACCCCTCCACATCTTTTATAAACTCCATATCGTCCACTGCAAACCTAAGCTCTTTGAATCTAGATCCGAGCCTAGGGATGGGATTTTTGCAACCATATTCTGCGGTTTTGGATGCGCTCTCCCCTAAAGAGAAAGCAGTTATTTCGGATTTTTCTGGAACATCTTTAACAATAAAAGACAATCCATTTGTAAAAAGACTCAGAATTTTAGATAGATTTTTTGTTTCAGAGCCCCTTAGCTTTTCTGATTCAGACGAATTAGTAGCTGTTTTGGATAATGATACGACCAATAAAACATTCCCTATTCCTTTTTATCGTAAGGCGGAAACAAATACAACTCTACCTTTAAGTTCGACCCAATTCAATGCATACGATGTTGATGGCGGAACAAACGAGCCATTCTCCAGCTATTTTAGCGGATTTGATTTTTCTAACTTTAAAATTTTAATGAAAGCCAAGAATGTTTTGGATCCATCGGGTTCTGACAATTCTATACTTTTTAGATCCAAATTGTGGGGAGCTTCTGGGGAAAAAATTAATGTAGGGTATATTTATCCTACGGCCCCAAATCTCGGCATTCAGCACACGGCTAGCGTTGATAAAGATGTCAATATAAGAATAAGCCTTAAGTCTGACGCCTCTGTATCAACCACGATAGATGGAACTACTGAATGGAATGTAACCATCACCCCAAACACGCCGGTTGCCGGAGTTGATCAGGTCACCTATACTTGGACAGGCACTGGAACCGCGCCCGGACTTGCCGCGCTTTCTGGTGGCGAATATGTTAATATATCAAAAGAAGGCGAATTCAGTGAAGAAAATACCGGTGTCTACAGAGTTAGCACAGAGGCCGGATTTACACCCACTGCTACCAGCTTTAGCGTTGTAAGGCCCACCGGCGCCGCAATTGCTGAGTCTAATAAAGCATCAAATGTTCCAAATAACATAATATTTTTTGCTTCTTTGGCAACAACAGCAGCCGAAATAGTTACCTATATTGATGCGAATCTTTCTTCTTTCATTACCGCAGTAGCGGAAGGCACTGGATCTGGAACAATAGACAAAAGCACCTACGAAGAAAGTAATTTTGCTTATAGTTCCGTATATCTCAGGGACGGAGTGAACTGGATTTCTTCTTCTAATGTGAGCGGAAGCCCTCAGTTTGTGCTGAAAAAGCCTCTTCAGCTTGCTTCTGCTACAGATTACGCCTTTAATGATGGCGAAGAAATTAGAATAGTTCCTACAACCGTTGAGCAGGTGGCCAGATTTATAAAAAATTTGGCAGTTTCTGGACTTACAACAGTAGGAAATGTAAACCTTACAACTTTTGCAAACAGACTCGAGCTTTCAACCCAAACTTTGGGTGGGGATGGGTCCGTACAAATCGTAGGCGGCCTTGCGAATTCAGTTGAGACTCCTGTGATAGGAAATTCGGTTGTTTTTGACAATCAATACGTCAGAACAGGGGTATTTGCGCCGGGAATTCTTGGCATTCAAGCCGGAAGCTGGGTTAAACTACAGTCAGAAAACCTTCAGGATAAGGAAATCTCGCTAGAAGACACCTCAACAATCAGCATCAAGGCAGATCACCCAACCGTTGGAAGCTCAAAAATTACCTTGGGCAACAAGTTGATTTCCAATCTTTATTTTGGAAAACCTAGGTTACATCAAACGACTCAGAATAGACAATTTAAAGTTGAAAAACAGGGTCTGTTTGCTTGCATAAGCTATACCGGCACTGGTGGAAACCCACATTTCTCAAAAACATTAAACCTAGATGATAGCTTGGGCGGCACAGTAAATGTGTACAAAGTCGATTCAAGCGAGTCCCAGTATATAATTCTTTCTGGAAATGCAAATTTTTCAGAAGCATCTGTTGGTGATATTTTGACCGTGTCTGGTATGCCGGATGCTGAAAATAATGGTTCGTTTATTGTAACCGGTGTGAGCAATGATGGCACTACTATACAAGTAACGAATCCAAATGCCGTAAACATGTTTTCTTCGGCGACCTTCACCATTACCAATAACGCGAATGTTTCTGGAGATTCCTTCATTGTAAATGGCGTTACAAAAATTGCCGGAACCGATTTCCCTGTTGGAGCCACTGCTAATGACACTGCAATCAATTTGGCATCATCTGTAAGCTCTATAGCGGGCGTCACAGCTACAGCGTCTTCAAATGTAGTCACTGTTGTCGCAATTTTGCCGGCTGCTTCAATAACTACTAGCTATGTTGATGCGGGCGGAGGTGGAGCGAGCGTTTCTGGGCCAGCTCTTGTCGGCCATTCTTTTGCTTCCGGAGATTTTTCATGCGTTGCTGAAATATCTGAAGGAGATACCGTAACCGTAGGATCAGCATTTCATGTGCTCAATAGAGGTAAATTTAGGGTAATTCGTAGATATGAAAATTCTATTTATGTTGATAATCCTAAGTCTGTTCAAGAAACTGTAACTGCTTCAGGATCTGCCGTATCGATCGGCATAGATGGTACAACTGAGTTTGATGTAGATGCTTCTGACAATAGCCAAAAATTGATTTGGACTGGGACGGGCACGATTCCTAATTTTTCAAATGTAAATCTTGGCGATGAGGTAGAGTTTGGTACTGACTTCAGTGTCGCAAACAGGGGCGTGTTTAAAGTATCTAAGGTAAATTCAGGAGAAAAAGAAAGGATTAGACTTACCGTTCCGGTCGGCTCCGCAATATCTTCCGGAAATTATTTCTTGATTAATTCCGCACTTGATTCCACTATGTACTATGTGTGGTTTAATGTTGATGGCGCCGGCGGAAACCCACTACTACCGGGAAAAACCGGAATTCAGGTTAATATATCTAGTTCCGCAACAGCTAGTGCAGTGGCATCACTTGCAAGCGCTGCCATAAATCTAATTTCGGACTTTTCATCATCCTATTCTTTTGGCAATACATTTATTGTAGAGAATTCAAACATAGGTATTTCTACAAATGCATCCACAGGAACCATGCCGGTGTCATTCTCTATCGAATTTTTGGATGATGGGGAGATGCCATACTTAGAAGTAATAAATGCTTCGGCTGTTTCTGAAACTGGAATAACAATCTCTGATGTTTTGGTAGTAGTTTCTCCGGACTTAAAATTTTATCCTTATGAAACTACCGTTGCTGGAGACAAAATTATCATAGGCGGGAGCTTTTTGGGCTCGAGCAACGAAGGCACTTGGGTAGTAACAAAACTTCTTTCGGACAGCGTAGCCATAGTCACCGGAACGATGGTTGATAAAACCAATATATCTTTGCTCGGTAACACTCAGTCCATAATTTTGGAAGAAGAAAAGCCGTATGTAGGGTATAAAAAAGTGTACTCCACTTCATTAAATCCAGATAACACCGCGCTTGGATACATAATTTTTGATTCCAGACATCAGGCGAACAAAATAACAGAATCTGGATACACTTCTATCTCATCGGTAAGCAAGCTAGGGTATAGTAATCTCATTAAAAACGGTGTAGATAGCTATAAATACCAAACCGGATTGCTTGGGGAAGCCAATAGAATTGTTTATGGCGATCCAAGAGACACCGGAACATACCCCGGAGTTGCTGCGGCAGGCGCTGAAATATTTATTAAAGAACCGTTGCCAAGAAGAGTTAAGCTCGGAATTGATGTGAGGCTTGAAACTGGCATACCGTTTGTTCAAATTGTTGAACAGGTTAGAACAAATATTGCTGCGTTGATTAACAGTAATGAGATTGGAAAGTCAATTGCCATAAGCGATATTGTTTCGGCGGTGAATACTATTCCGGGAGTGTCGGCAGTTGCCATTAGTTCTCCACTATACAATCCGTCAAACGATACGATCAAGATTAATCCTTCCGAAAAAGCTAGGATTATTGATTATGCAACCGACATTGCAGTTAGTAAGATAGGATAAGTATGGCCACAACAATAGAAAAAGAGCTTTCTAGATTAAGATCATACCTTAATCCCGCAATTCGCGGAAAAAATACGGATGCGATCCTATCAGGACTAGCTTCTGGAATGGCCGCCCCATTGATAGACAATCTTCAGGCAATAAATGATCAGCTTTATATAGCCACAGCTTCTCAAAAATATCTTGATCTTAAACTTTCTGACTATAATCTATCTAGACCGCCACAAGTCGGTCTATCAGATGACATTTTTAGAGAGATAGGAATCAAAATAATTAACAAAAAGCAAATTAGATCCCTTATTTCTGATTTGCTAACAGTTATTTTTGGTGATGAGGTGACAAAAGCGACCTCTAAAAGCTCTATGCTTGAGCCATACAATCTTTCTGATGGCGAAACATTGATTGTTCAGTTTGATGGCGGAGAAAAAATAACTATTCCATTCTCTTCATCACAGTTCACTTCAATTGCTGCCGCCACAGCTCAAGAAGTTGCCGACGCAATAACAAAAGGACTTAGAGACCAAGGAAAGACCGGTGGAGCTTTTGCTAAAAACGACGGGCTTGGCGCTTATGTTGTAATCATTAGTAACACCATAGGTTCTTCTTCTTCGGTGAGGGTGTGGGGAGGAAAAGCTCAAAACTCCCTGCAGTTTGAAAAAGCTAGGCCAACCACCGCTGATATAAGCACTCAATGGACCGTTTCTCTTGGAGACGCTGGCAATGTGAGGTATACTTGGACAGGCGGGGCCAATCCATCGCTCGGGAAGATAAAAAAGGGTGACTATGTCAACATATTCTCAAGCTCTTTCTCAGCCGGGAACAATGGAACATTTGTTATACAGGCATCCAGAGGCGGATCGGTTAACGATGCCTATTTTGAAATAGAAAACCCTAATGCTGTTTTTGAAACCGTGGTGCAAGGAATACCGGATGGCGTATTGTTTTACAATCCGGTAAAAGTTACGCTTAGTAGCAAAAGCAAGTATGCCGCAATTTATCAAACGGAAGCGAAAACTTTAGAACTTTTTATTCCGGCGACCACAAAAGTTATTAGAAGGGATAGGGCGGGCGCGGCCTTCATACATGACCAAACAGACCCGCTAGATGATCCAGCCGATCTTGGTCCGAATATTTTTGATCTGTCTCAGCCTTTCACAATATCAACAATTCAGACACTGACAAGCTCTGTTATAGATCCTTCAACAGACAAAATTTTATCAATGGTTGATACGTCTGATTTTCCAGATGAGCAGGGCTATGTTGTGTTGGGATATGGAACCCAAAGACAAGAAAAAATTCCTTACTTAGCTAGACCTAGCAACACTTCTCTTTTGCTTAGCCCTTCCTATAGGGTAAAAAATACCCACCCTATCGGAACAGATGTTTCTTATGTTTCGGTAAATGCGCCCGTATCACTTCCTAGCGACGGGACTGACTACGGATTTGTATTGACAGATGTCATTTCCGGAAGACAGTATGCGGAAGACCTTGTAAAAAGTGTTTCTGCTACCGGTATTAATTTAATAATAACCATTTTATACCCAAGCTCAGAAGGTTTGGGTAAATGGAACACTGAATACGACGACAAAGTCTATATTTGGGGGCCTTAATATGCCAAAAGCAGTTACATTGTCTGGCGCTCTTTGCAGAATTTATATAAATGGAAAGGTATATAAAGAAGCTCAATCTGTAAGTTATGCTGTAGATCACGGAGTGAGCGAAATATTTGGAATCGACTCGTCCTTCCCGCAAGAGCTATCGGATGGAAGAAAAACCATTTCTGGCACTGTAAATGGCATAAAAATAAGATATTCAGGAGATCTTCAGGCCTATAATGCCGTATCCCTAACAAAAGATATTTTGGGAAATCCTTACATATCTATAAGAATAGAAGACAGGTCGACCGGCGAAACGCTTTTGTTTGTGCCAAACGCTAGGATTGTTAGCGAGCAAATGGGGATTGCGACCAGAAGAACGGTAACATATTCCTTTAATTTCAAAGGTTTGGTAGGTTTTAGACCTTTAGATTTGGCTTAAGACTTTTTTCCAACGCCACGATATCCGCAGCCATTGCATTTATCGAAAGACCAGTTTTCTTCGCCTTTACTGTATTCAATTTTTATTAAATCAGAAACTTTGCATTCGGGGCAATTGCCTGTTTTTACAGGCTTTTCTTTCTTTTTTTGAGTTTTGTCTTCAGCGCATTTTTGACACGACCCCTTGTCCATGCGCTTAATAATAGTATTAAGTCTATCTATCTCTTGCCTTAACTCTTTGATTTCATAAAACATTTTCTGATGTTTGTCATACTCTTTGTCGAGTTTTTTTGCTCTGTTTGATTTTCCTCTGTGAAACCTGCTCATATTAACCTCGAGGTGTTTTAATTAAAGATTCGAGCTTTTTATATGATATTTTATTTTTAAACAGATGTCAAATCAGTTTTTTGAAATCCACAATCTTATAAGGGTAACAATTAGTTACTCGAGGTTTTAATGAGTGTTCGTAGGCAACAAAATTGGCTTAGCCAACAAAGAGCGGATTTAAATCACCTTCGTTCAGTCGAATCGGCGGTAGCGAACGACTTTGACGAATTGCTAGGCGGTTTTGTTACCGGCGCAGGCAACCCGTATGTCTTGTCAGGATTTGAACTGGCAATCACAGGGGCTATAGGGGCGTCAGCTTCGGGTCTCCAACTCCTTGTGGCGAACGGAGCCATCTTTCATGGCGCCTCTGCCGAAGCGGGGACCTTCTTTCTGGTTCCGGCAGGCTCTCCAGCCGAAATATTAAACCCCACTATCAATTCTAAAGTAAATGGATCATTTACTGCCAGTAGCGTAAACTATATTGGGATTGAGTACAATAGATTTGCGGACGACACAACTTCTGATACTATTTATTTTTTCGACCCGACCACAAAACAGTACACGACAAAAAGCGCTCCGCTAGCAAGAATACTAACATACAAAATCGTCATAACGAATACTGTTTGGGCGTCAAACATTTTGCCAATAGCAAAGGTTACGACTGATTCCTCAAACAATGTGGTGGACATAACAGACCAGCGCCCACTTCTTTATAGATTAGGTACTGCCGGAACATCAACGCCAAACCCTTCTTACGTATATCCTTGGACAAATCACTCTGAGGGCAGAGTAGAAAACCCATCAAGTTCAAATTCCAACACCATCAACCCGTTTCACGGGGGTGACAAACAAATTAGATCCCTTAAGGAATGGATGGATGCAATCATGTCCTCCCTTCTCGAGATTAAGGGAACAACATTTTGGTACTCGCCCAACGTCGGCGGATCCATCGTCAACCTTCGCTTAGATCTTGGCAACACCATTTTTACTGGCAAGGGAAATATATCCCATAGCCCCTCTACAGCCGGAAGAATGAATTGGAGCCAAGACATCAATATTAGAGTGATTGGTAGCAGGCTCACTTACAAAATTTTAGCAAATCCAGCTAGCTCCGACATCTCTCTTGCTGACAATGAAGCCGCTTACATAAATCTCGTAAGGGGCGTTTCTATTGCGCCGAATCTCATTTTTACAAATGGTTCACCAACTATAACTTCTGTGGGGTCCGTAAGCTGGACAACCGGACTTGTTGCGGGCGATTGGGTTAAATCCGCGATACTGGACGACACCAAATATTATCAAATTCAAAGCGTCGATTCTCTTAGCCAAGTAACTCTCACTGAAAATTATGGCGAGTCTTCGACAGCGGCTACCGGAACAAAAGCCAAATATGCTTGGGGCGTATATCAAACAGCTGCCTCACCCTCTAGCAACAGGCACATACAGGTTGCAGAAAGACAAGATGTTCCGTTTGCTGAAGACACTTTTTGGTTAATGCTCAGGTCTGACAATACTGGTACAACACCCCGCGTATATGTTCGATTCGTAGATGAAGAAATTGAACAAGGTGAAAGCGTACAAATTTCAGATACCATTTCAGAACAAATATTGCAATATATCGGATCTGACGGAGAGGCGGATGCAACCCCAGTTTATTCCGATAAGCTTGGTACACAAACGGCTGAAGAAACCGACATCACATGTCCTGCAGCTGCATCAATAACATCTGGACAATATTTTTTACTTAATTCGGCAAACGATGCTACCGAATATTATGTTTGGTTTAACAAAAATGGTGCGGGTGGCAATCCACTCATTCTAGGAAAAACCCCAATAGAAGTAGCTATTATTACTGGCGATACAGACGCTCAAGTTGCAACTAAATTGGCCTCTGCTGTAAATGCAAAATCAGATTTTATAGCTTCTTCTTCACTAAATGTGGCGACAGTTCTTAATGTTGATATTGGGCCATGCACAGATGCTACCAATGTCAATGTTTCTGGACTCAGTGTATCCGTTACGCAACAAGGCTTAGGCGCAATCAATAGCTATATTGTTGATACCGATAATCTAACTCTTTCTATAAAAAAATTGGATAAGGCAATCGCCGATGTAGTTGCATCAGCCGTGTCTAAAGATTACGAAGAATACAGCGCTATTTCTTCTCCAGTACTTGCCGGCTCTACACTCACCATTCCAGTAGATTCAAGAGATTCAAATGCCGTAAGATCTTATGTTGTCGGCAGCGGAGAGCTTGAAGTATACCTAAACGGTGTAAAGCTCAGCTTGGGCGATGATTGGTCCGAAGTTGGCGGGGCAGGATCAGAAAGCAACCAGATTCAAATATTGATAGATCTTGTTGTTGGCGATGTTGTTCAATACAGAAAAGATCCATCTTTAATTCTTTCAAATAAAAAATCTACTCTTAAAACTAAGCAAGTCTTGGGGGCCAATTACACCGCAATCTCGGAAGATGACTTCATTTTAGTTTCAAATTCCGGATCGAATAGAACTCTCACCTTGCCCACAGCAGTAGGTAACGACGGTAAAAAATTATATATTAAAAAAGTTGACTCTGGTAATACGTTATTTGTAGCTTCCGTACTTAACCAAACTTTGGACGGTGTGGATATTACAGCAGTACCGTATTCAATATCTTCGCAATATCAATCTATAACGATGATAGCGAACGGAGGGTCTTGGTGGCTTGTATAAGCAACCTGCGGCTTAAGCAGACAGTGTTAAACAACGCTGTGAGCCCTATGCTAGTCTGTTTAATGTTGCAAACCGTGATAGTATATAATTTGAAGGATAGGTAAAAAAATGGCAACACGCCCCGACAGTAGACAAGTAGTTTTGAGATCTTCGCAGGCCATGATTGGCACTGCTTCGAATGACACTCTTGATACAATTTTTCCAAAAATTAATAACGAGATAGCAAAGCTATTTGAAGATAGAAATGTACTCCTTACTCAGGGCGGCCTCATCACCTTTACAGGCACTCAAGTAGAATTTACTGAAATACTATATCTCGTCATTAATCAAAAAATCTCCGGAGCCGTACCACAAATCATTTCTCTTGGCTCTTCTACACAGTCTTTTGCCAGTAGCGGTGATATGCTTATCGCCACACTAGATCGCACAGCGGGAACAGCTGCATTATCTGTTGTCACTGCAGGAAATGCACTTCCAGCTGTCAATAGCACAAATCAAGAAGTGTTTTTGATTGCGGTTAGATATGATGCCGTAGATGGAACACAGCGCCTATATTGGCGCACCGGGATGGCAATGAATGCCGGACAAACTATTCGTTTAGGGTCTTCTGGGTCCGGCAATGGTAGTGGTCTTGGTGATGATGTTATTACCACTCAATTCAGAGCCAGCTTTACCGATGAGTTTGATGAAGGCCCAACTGCAGCTTTATCAGCGGTTAATTCTACCCTAACAAAAGGAACCTACAGCGCCGCCAAAGCGCTCTATCAGCTAAGCTATGATGCCACAAAGTTGGGCACTGCAACCGGAATAAATGTGAGCATTCCTTCAGCCTGCTCTTTTACAGTTCAGGTTGGCGACATGTTTATACGCAACAATGAAGCAAAAAGAATTACCGGAGTTGTCAACCAAACTACTTTTCAAATAGAATCTGCATTCAGTTCCAACTTTGTAGGTCAGGCTGTAACCGTATCTCAGGCAGTGCATTCAAAAGATATTTATAATCTTGCCCTTGACGGATCCGCTCTCTCTTCAGGATTTACCGATTCTTTCTCAGAAATTTTGGTCGATTACGAAGACACCTCTACTGTTGGCGACAATATATTCGACATCAATGTCGCTCCTGTAATTGCATTTTCTGCATCCCCAAACAATACTTTGTGGACTAATTCTGTAACTCGCCCAACCTCTCCACTTGATGAAATTCAAACAACACTTTTTTCCACTGCCGGCACTTCACTATATGTAAGGCTTTTCGCAAATAAAACTAGCGGATCCGGCACAGTAAACGTACTTAAATATAAAGCTTACATGCAAAAGCTTCCGGTTGATTCTAGCGGAGGCGTGCTAAATTCTGCATACGCTTTTACAAACGGAGTTGGTACTCCAGTAAATTGTTCCGTTTCGGTTGTCAGCGGAAAAACTAGAATCACACTCACTTGGCAATATCCGGTGGGAATAAATGTCGGAACTCCATTCGGAAGTATAGATGTTTATTTGAATGGTCAGCTTATTCCTAGATATATAAATGCAACACTAACTCCGAATGCTTCATATACTGAAGTTTCTTCGACTGTTATTGATTTAGATACCAACTATAGCGCCTCCAGCGTTTCTGTGGAAGTGCTACAAAGGGCAGCAATAGTTGATCAATCTAGTCAAAATAGTACGTATATTGCTCAGAATACTGCCAGCATAAATTCTTTACAATCAAATGTAAATCTTATTCCAACAGTTCAAAGATTTACATCAGGCTCAGGAACCTACTATCCGACATACGCTTTTGTAGTGGCTGGAACAGCGAATGTGTCCATAGGAGCTACCTACACAAATAATTCTGTAACATTTACCGCGATAGCAAATACCGTATCTGGCGGATCAGTATATCTGATCGGATCAGGTGCACCCACTTCTTCAGGAACACTAATTAAGGCCTCAGGAACGGGCGATAGCGTAATCTCATTTTCTGCATATAGAAATCCAAAATACATCACTGTGAGAATGGTTGGCGGCGGTGGAGGTGGAGGCGGCACTGGCGCAAACGGAGGAAATGGAACCTCATCAACATTTGGCGGAATATTAACCGCCAATTTTGGACTTGGTGGCGGCGCGGCAGTTTCTAATAGTGTTGGGGGCTCTGGGGGAGGATATTCCATATTAAGCCCGGCTATCAATTTAGGATCTTTTGATGGAGCCGATGGTTTACCCGGTCAAAATACCGGACAAGAAAGCGGTGGTCAGGGCGGAGAAACACCTTTTGGTGGCGCTGGCGCCGGCGGGGGTGTAGCTTTAAACGGTCTTTCAGCAAAAGTCAATACAGGATCTGGCGGCGGGGGCCGAGGTTCTCAAGGTGGCGGAGTATCTGCGTCTGGTGGCGGAGCCAGTGGCTATGTTCATGCAATGATAGTTTCTCCCTCGTCATCTTATGCATATACCGTTGGTGCGGCAGGAGGCGCGGCGGCAAATGCCGGAGCTGGCGCTTCTGGAATTATTATTGTAGAGGAATATTATGTCTAAAATACTTAATATTTATAATGAAGACGGATCTCTTTATTGGAAAGAGCATTTTAATAATCAAGAAGATTTGAATAAATGGCTAGATGAAGAAAAAACCAGACCTTACTGGAATAAAAATTTTACGACAGAAATTGTTGATGTTCCTCAGCCTGATTTTTCTGCACACGAAGAAGAGATAAAAAAAATAGAAGAAAAGAAAGCATCCGCAAAAGAAAAGCTTTTGATACTCGGGCTTGACGAAGAAGAAATCCAAGCCTTGTTGGGAATTTGATATGGCGACAATAGCAGGCATACATTCATCTGGGGCTCCGGCAGGAACGATACTGCCTTGCGGTAATGCAACAGCTTTGCCGGGAACACTTCTATGTCAAGGTCAAGCAGTTAGTAGGACAACCTATGCTGCTTTGTTTGCCGCTATTGGAACCGCATATGGTATTGGTGACGGGTCTACAACTTTCAATCTTCCAAATACTCAGGGGTATTTTTTGAGGGGGGCGGGAACTACTGGCATATATTCTACTACTAGGGGGACTGTTCAAGACGACAGGTTGCAAGGGCACAGGCATGCAAATGATGGAGTAAATTACCTTTTTGGTACGTCAGGTTTGGGTTATCAAGCAAATAACGGCCCTCAAGCACAACAAAGACAATTTCAAGTCGGAAATCCTTCAAATGATGGATCAAATGGTGACCCAAGAACTGCGTCAGAAACCCGCCCAGCAAATGTTGGTGTTAACTATTGCATTGCATATTAATAAATTATGGCTATACTTCAAAAATTAAATTTAAAAGCAAATATTCGTAAATCTTCTGCCGGTGATATGCCCTATCAACCGCAATTTCCTGTCATATCAAAATATGAGGCTGATTCTACAGCTTCTCAAACAGTTGTTAATATGACATTTAGCGTTGATCAAAACAATAAAGAGGCGTTTCAGCTTTTTGTTGACGGAAATCTTCTTAGAGAAGGTGCGGCAAACGATTACACATTCACTTCAATAGGCTTTGATAACACTTCTTCTCAGGTTACCCTCACCTCTGCAATTCCTGCAGGATTAAATATTATAGCGATTAAACTTGGGACAAAAAAAGAATCCGAATTTGGAATGGACAATCGTTTTACGCAAATGAGGGATGTCCAAACCTATAGCGTAAACACCGTCCTTACAAGTTATAATAGTATAGTTTTAGTCAACGCTTCTGGCGGACCAAGAACAATGACTCTTCCTGCACCAAGCTCTGTGAGAGGGGCGGTAATTAATATTAAAAAAATAGACAGTAGTTTGAATGTTGTAACTATTTCTGCCCCAACCGGAACAATTGATGGCACGGCCACGAAACCACTCACCTATCAATGGGACAGTTTGGCAATAACAAGTGATGGAACAAACTTCTATTTAATATAACGGAGCAATTATGGGTTTTCTTAGTGTACAGTCAATAGTTCCGCCGGGAGTAGTTCTTCCGTTTGCCGGCTCGGCGGCGCCAGATGGGTGGCTTCTATGTCAAGGTCAAGCAGTTAGTAGAACAACCTATGCTGCTTTATTTGCTTCATTAGGAACAGCTTATGGTGCGGGGGATGGATCTACTACTTTTAATTTGCCCAACACGCAGGGGTATTTTTTGAGGGGTGCCGGAACGACCGGGGCGTATTCTACTACTAGGGGTGCGGTGCAAAGTGATGTTTTTAAATCTCATTTTCATGGAAGCAATGTAGGGGCAACTACTGGATCGAATTGGTTTTATTCTGGGGGGGCTACGACCCTAACAGGAGCAGTAGCAAATGGAACAACTTCTGTGGGAGATGCAGTAGAAACCCGACCAGCAAATGTTGGCGTCAATCATATAATAAAGGTATAAATTATGAAAATAAAAATAAGAAAAAATGAAGCGTTGTTTTCACAAGAGGGTTTGCATATCCTCGATGAAAAAGGTATTGCAATTTTAGCTCAAGAAGATACCGAATGTGATATCGCAGAAGAGCATGTTGAGCGCGTTAAGCAGATCGTAATTGCACAAAGACTTCGTTATGGCCTTGATGAAAACGGAGATGTACCTGTAGCAGAGGAACCTGCAGTAGAAGAACCTGCAATAGAAGCAGAAGAACCCGTAGCAGGGAAAGAAAATGGCTAAGACAAGAATAACAATGGGGGTAGTTGGTCAAATTGCGTCAAGCATGCTGACGGAAGCCCAGTTTCAATCTATAAATGGCCCTTCT